ATAGAGGACATATCGTGACTGAAAAGGTAAAACAACAACAGATTCAACCTTCGCAAGAATCTTTGCAGAAAGGTAAGAATGCTGTCGAGTACGCACAAAAGCTCATCAACATGAGTTTGCAAGAAATCTGGAACATCGCCTACACATCTGGCTACTCAGATGCTATGGAAATCATCAAAACAGACCGAGGGTATACAAATGGCAACCAAGAAAGTTAAGCTGGAAACGCAAGACAAACCTGAGAAGAAGACACGGNCTAAGAAAAAGCCTCACATCTTCATCACTACACCTATGTATGGTGGCATGACCACCGGATTCTTTTGTCAGTCTCTTTTGCCTTTGCCAGGCTTGCTGAAAGAAAAAGAGATAGATGCCTCCTTCTCCTTCATGTTTAACGAAAGCCTTGTGCAACGTGCCCGTAACGGTCTTGTGCATGGCTTTATGCAACGCAAGGAATGCACACACCTGATGTTCATTGATGCAGACATCCGCTTCAATCCAGCCGACATCATCACCATGATGGAAGCAGACAAGGACATCATTTGCGGCATCTACCCTAAAAAGGAAATCAACTGGAGAACAGTTGAAGGTGCAGTCAAGAACGGTGTGCCTACACAATACCTGCGGCACTTCACCGGCAGCATGGTTGTGAACTTGGTGGACTACAAAGGAGAAGTCACTGTGCCGCGTGACAAGCCTGTAGAAATCTTTGCTGGTGGTACAGGCTTTATGCTTATCAAACGCAAAGTATTTGAAAAGCTCAAGCCAGTGGTTGCCAGCTACATCAATGATGTGGGCGACACCTCTGGTCAATTGGCTGCTGACCGCATCTCTGAGTTCTTCCCCGTGTTTATCGAGAAAGAAACAGAACGTCTGCTCTCAGAGGACTATGCTTTTTGCAAGATAGCGCGTGACAACGGTGTCAAGATTTGGGCAGCGCCTTGGGTGAACCTGGGGCACTTTGGAACCTACTTGTTTGAAGGCGGTCTGTTACCAGCACCTTAACGGCAACCCCAACGCTTTCTAGCGGCCTTGCCTCTTTCGCCTTTCCAGTTCTTACTTCTGGCACAAAAGGCTTTGTGGCGAGGCCCAGACTTTGTTGGGGCTTTCAGCTTGCTGCCAGTGGCCTTGTTGTATTTGGCCCTGCCTTTCGCAGTCAACCCACCGCCAGCCTTGACCGAGAGTTTCTCGCCCCTGCCGACAGACAGATTAGGTGATTTCTTTCTAGGCATACAGTCTGGTTCCTTGCTTGTCGATAATCAACTTTGACTTGCGAGGAGACAAGTCAGGCGTGTTCGGAATAGAGATGTGCGTCCAGCGGTCAAACTCACGTATCACTTGGTCATACCCCAGGCCAGAAGCAATCACTGCTTGCACGACCTCATCAGGGGTCATAGCGGGTACACGAATGTCAGCAGCACAGCCGATACGATGCTGAGAAGAGTCTTTACTGCCCACAGCATCATTGACCTGTTTGCTTCTGAAGGCTGAGTTAACCATGATGGGCTTGCCACCCAAGACAGTTTTGACTTCTTCAAGGAATGCAGCCAGGCGTTTAAGGTTTGCAAGTTCTTGCTCATTAGGTGTGTTGTCAAGCTCACGATGGTCAGTGTGAGTCAGTTCGTCATAAGAGAAGTGTTCAGATAGCTGCATATCAGTGCTTGTGTGAGTTGCCAAAATAGTAAGACAGAATCAGCATGTTGGCTGCATCCAGTGAGCCAAGCATACGAATGACAATCTCTCTCATGCCGTCAGGAATGGCATTATTGAGCAACAAAAGATTGACTGTTCCCCACAAAACAAACATACCGATAGCCAGAACAGGGGTGACTATTTTGCTGTACCAGGGAGCAGCAGCACTGGTGGCAATTTCAAGCTCACGTTTACGGGCGCTGTCACGGTCAGCAGCGTCCAGCTTAGCGTACTCAAACTCTAAGTCAGCCAACTTCTGCGCCGCCTGTGGGTCACCTGCAATTGCTTTAGCCACAGCTTCCACAGAATCAGATACCCCAAACTTACCAGCAATAGCGGAGATAGCAGCACCCCCAAGAGGGCCAGCAACAGCGGTTGCCAGAGCAGGTGCAACGCCTTTAAGAAGTCCAAGAAGTTCATCCATTTCATTGCCTCATTTTGTACATAATAAATTCAATCGTGCCCCAACCAATAAAACCAGCAGCAAGGATAGACACAAATCCAATCAACAAAATGTTTATGGTTTCGGCAAGGTTTTCCCTGCGTAATTTTTCTGCCGCTTCTGTTTCACGTTCTTCACGCTTACGGTTAGATACAATTAAGTTGTACTCAGCCTGGATAGACTCCCAGACATCACCCTGCCCTGAGTAAATTAGCTGCTCTTTGAGCTTCTTCTCAGCGTCACGCAAAGCCTTCGCTTGCATCACTGTATCTAACGCTTGCCCCATTTCAGAGCGAGGCTTTTTACCCTTGTCTTGCACAGCAGCCTTGGCTACCGTGTCTCGATGCTCAAAGAACTTGATGAGGTCGCCGCTGCACTCTTGCAGGTCTTTCCCCATTTGGATTGCTTCTTGTACTCCGGCAATAGTGCTTTTCGCAATAGCGAAAGCCGCACTAATGCTTATGGGGTCAAGCAATCACAACCCCTCGCCAGGCGTGAAATAACACTCAGAAGCAGCCTCACCAATAAAAGCAATGTACATATTGCCAGAGGAGAATTGGTAAGGAACGGTGTACACCTTGACAGAGCCAGGCACAGACACCAAAGCGTATTGCGGAACGCCTGCTGCTGGCGCAGTGCAGGTTACGTTTGAAAGGTTGCTAACCACAAAATAAACAGGGTAGCCGGTAGCGCCTGTAGGTTGGTGATTAGCCACACAAATTTGATTGCAAGGGCTATCTGCCGTGACGGTGATAGTCTGAGAAGACGTTGTGACGTTGGCTTTATAAGTCTTGCCTTGCGCTTGGAAAGCAATGTTATTAGCCATCAGTACACCTTTCCACCGCCACCAGATGTGGGTGACCTTTTCGTTTGTTCGCCATTGCCATAATCCCAGACGGCGATAAATCCCGCTGGCATCTTTTTGGCAACATTGTTTTGTCCATTCATAGAGCCATCACGGGGCATCTGAGGACGAACAGACTTTGCAATCTGCTGATTGTCTTCGTGTGGACGCTGGTGGCGCTGTTCAGGCTGATAAGCTGGATGTTTAGGTTTCAGACTCATTTGGTTTCCCCTTAATACTTACCGTAAGATAAGCGAAAATTACAAAAATTGCCAGTGTTGCCACTCGCTCCCATCCCCCCGCCCACAGCGTGTAGCAAGCAAGGCCGCACGATGTAAGTAGCGCCACGATGGTGATTAAGCGGTCTGAAATGACCCCCAACGCCAGGCGAATGATTTGTGTTGCATCCATGGTAATACCCTCTTGATAACGGAATAATCATGTTATCACTTCTCGTCATCATCGTCCAACCCAAACCCAGAACCCCATTCTGAATCTGAATCTTTCATCTTGAGAGCTTCCAACTTGAGGGCGCGGTCAATCACCTTCATCTTGTCAGTAATGCTGGCTTCTGGGTCAGTCATTACCTGCGCCATCAACTTGTTGATAGCTGCCTCCAGGTCGGAGTTGATGCCCTTTTCTTTTTTCTTGCTCATTGCAATGCCCCTGCTACTTGACGCCCACCCCAACCGACACCGCCAATAGCGGCTGTGCCAAGAATAATGTTGCGAACACGCTTCAAAGCCTCTCCACGGGCTTCAATGCTTTCGCCCAAGCTGGCAACCTCACGCAACATTTGGTCTCGCTGCTGCTCGCTAATCAAGCCCAAGTCTTTGAGTTTCTCAGCCGTAGCCTTGACTTCAGTTCTAATTTGTTCAGGTTTGGTTGCCCGAGTCAAGTTCGATTGCAACTCAGACAGCGCCTCTAAGGAACGCTGTTGTTTGTCAGCCTGAGACACAAACTTGGACTGTCCTGGTACTGGTGTTGTCTTTGCCTTTTCGATACGCTGAGCAAGTTGAGCCGGTGTCTCGCCTGTCTTCAAAGCCTCCGTTAAGCGCCCAGTGGCTTTCTTTGCCAAGCCTTCAACATCAGCTTTTTTCTGTGCGGCGGCAGACAAACTCTCCTCTGCTATTTCGGCTATGCCTTTAGCTTGGTCAACCGCATCCCGTGCGGCTTTTTGCGAATTACGCAATGTACTGAACTCGTCATACAGTCCTGTCTGACGCAATGAACGCTCATTGGTAGACAGCCAGTTTTCAAAAGATTTAACTGTTGGCGCGGCATCTTTACCAAACAAATCTTTTGTAAAGTACAGACGAGCCGAGTCCTTCAACTGAGGATTGGTTTGTAGCAAACGAGTAAAAGTGGGATTGCCAGCATTGGCTTTGCGAATCACATGACCAGTAACTTCCGCTTCTGTCATTCTGTAGGCAGTGCTTACTGGGTCAGTATCAATAACCTTTTTCAAAGAACCGTTACGCTCCACAATGTCTAGTGGGCGAGACATCTCTCTGAATTTATTGATGGCTTCCTTGTAATCAGGGTGGGCATTAGTTGCCTTCATCATCAACTGATTTTTCAAGTTGCGTATTGTTTGCAAAGTTTCCCTGTCTAGTTTTGTTTCTTTATGCTGTTTGGACGAAATGATGGAATCAAGATAGCCCTTAAGGGAGTCTGCTGATTTCAGGCTCAAAGCCTTATCCCCAACAAACTCACCTGTTTCACTAATGCCTTTTCCAGTTTGACCCAAACGCTTTAGTTCAGACAAAATATTTTGCAAGTTGGGATTGCGTGTTTGCTTGTAAAGTTTATCCACACTTGCCAGCAACCCACTAGTGTCTACAGACAGTTTATCTCCGGCGTTCTTAAAAACAGTGTCATATCCAGCCGCTTGCTTTCTTGCGGCAACACCATCTTTTGCTAGTTTAGAGGTGGTGGTTTGTAGGGAACGACCAAGCTCATCAGCAGTAATTCCTGGCTTTCCAGCAAGAGATGCTTCTAACTGGTCAACAGCAGCCTGAGACTTTTGCAAATCGTTCTGAGCCATTTGCAAGCGTTGTTGTGCGCCACGTTCCGCTACGTCTGCTTTTGATACCTGTGCGCCCAACTTCTCACGCACAGCCTCGCGTTCAGCCGCTTGAGGCCCAGGGGTAATAGGTTGAACCCGAGCAGCAGCAACTTGAGGTTTTTGAGCCATTTGACCCAATACCTTTTCTGTTTGAGCCAATTCTTTCTGAGTTTGCTGAGCAGGTTGAACCAAAGACTGTTGAGCCTTTGACCTCAAAGATTCAGCAAGAGGCTTTGTTTCTTTGCCCATTGCTGTGCCGTACAAATTCTTTGCCGCACCACCAAGTTTTTGAGCGCCATATCCCAAACCGCCAAGGCCTAAAGATGTGCCAAGCTCTACAGCTTCTTGTGCAGTGGGAGATGCGCCTCTGCGTTCTGCAATAGAACGAGCGCCTTCTGACGCAGCGCCAACAGCACCAGCGCCAGCAGTTGATTTTGCTAACCCACCAAGAGTTTTAGGGACAAGTGCTTCTGCCAAGTTTGCGGCATACGGAGCAAAACGAGAACCGGCAGTGGCAGTTTTTAATGCGCCAGCAGTAAGACCACCAGCAGGTACGGCAGAAGCGTACATAGCCGCTTTCTCCGCAAACTTAGGCTCACCAGCCATTTCCTTGGGTTCTACTGTTGGGTAGCCCCCTGTGGGAATTTGACTTGCAAGGTCAGCAGATGGTTTTTCTTTTTCAAGAAACCCCTGAATTTTTGTCTTTGCTGCCGTAGGGTCAGTTTCGGACAAATCGTAATGCTTGCCTTGATATTCGTAGACGGGCATATCAATCCTTACTCAAGCCTGATGGGGTCATCTTTTGTACCCGTACCCTTACGAGGTGCGGGTGCGGCAGGTGTAGCAGTAGCGCCAGCGGAACCTTCGTAGTTCACATCACCCAAACCAGGATACATGCCTTCCAAATACTTTTGCTCTCGGAACAATGCTCGGCTTGCTTCATTGAGGTTGTCCTCAAGAGCTTTTGCTGTCAAGCCTCTCCACCCATAAATAGGGTTAAGAATTTTTTGCTCAGTAGCAGTCAAGTTTTTACCGCCAATTTGGAATTCTTGAGATTGGAACCTAGCCAATTTTTGAGCAAGCGCAGGGTATTTGTCTTGCAAATTCAAAAGCACATCTGGCATGTATTGGTTTTCAGGGCCAATTAGTTTGCGGAGTTGTGGGTCTTTTAAGTCTTCAAGAACATCTTTGACGTTCTCAATAGCAGAATGACGGAATCGGTGTTCATCTCTTGTCTTTGCATCTTTAGGCAAAGCGCCACCGCCACCCGCTTTAGTTGTTGCCAATCGCTCACGTTGAGCCATAGTCTCACGCTGATGACGCTCACGCTGAGCCATTTCCACTTGACGCTGCTTCTCTCTCGCTTCTGCTTCAATTTGCTTTTGAAATGCACTTAAGGCATGTTCACTGGCCTTCTGTGATTCATCTATGGTTTTGTAAAAATCAACAAGTTTTCCCTGGCGAATCATGGCCTGACCAATAGGGCTACCTGCTTTTGCAGCCGCTAACTCAGCAGCCGTTTGACCAGCCTCTTTGTTTGTTGCAGCCAACTTTATGGCGTCTTCCATTTCTTTGCGGAATTCGGTGTGCTTTTGGATCATTGTTTTAAAGTTAGCGTCAAACTCATTACGCTCCTTCTTGTACAAGTCAGCACGACCTTTACGATAGCCTTCCATCATGCCATTCATAGCGCCCATAGCACGTTGAGCAGCCATTCTTCCGCTACCTCCAACGATTGCACCAATAACGCTGATGACGGAAAACAAGCCAGCAATGTCTTGTGTTGTTTCTTTTGTAGGGATAAACGCTGGCAAAGGCTCTTCTTGTAACTTGCCCTCATACGCTTGTCTTGCAGCTTTTTCTTCTTCGCCAAACTTTTCTTGAGCAGCCATTTTGCTGCTAGCAAGCGTTTCTGTTTGAGCTTGTTTTGCTTGAAGAACCTCTGATTCTGCATCCCTTATTTGGGGTTGCACTTCAGACTTTGCTTTTAAAAAAGGTTCAGAAACACCCAAGGCTTCTTTAAAACCTATACGCCCTGTCTTGGGCAAATCAGGGGCTTTGGGGAGTGTTGCAAGTTCTTCAGCCATTATCGACCTCCACCTGTTGAGCCTGGTGTCATGCCAGCAGCAATGTATGCCATGTTGCTATAAAACTGGTTATTGATTTGCTGTACAAACCTGTCTGCTTCCAAACCTGTTTTGATAGCACCCAAAGCAATGTTGTCACCAATACCCGATAGCTTGAGGCCGTAGTCATATTGTTGTTGCAGCAGTTGCTGGCGCAGTGCTTCTATCTGTGCGGTGGCTTGTGCGACACCCACGCCGCCTCTGTTTTGTACGCCTTGGGCGGCTTGTGCTTGCGCCGCTTGCAGGGACTGCATGGCTTGTGGGGTGAGTTCGCCCCGCTGAGCCTGTGCTTGAAGTTCTGAACCTTTTTGCTGGTACGGCGTGGCAAGAGCTTGAATATCTGCTTTGCCCTGTTGACCTTCTTTTGCAGCAGCAGATGCGGCGCGAGCGCCCAACAAACCTTGAATGCCAGCAATACCTAACCGACCAAGGACTTCTTCTTTTACACCCAACTTGTTTGCAAGTTGTTTCGCAAAAGATTGGTCAGCAGGTTGTGTTGCGCCTGGTGCTTCTAATTGCTTTTGTGCAGCGGCAAGGTCAGCGCCAACTAAAGATGCGCCTGGGCCACGATAAGGGATGTCTTCTGTTGTACCAGCACGAAAAGCCTCAAATCCTGGCTCTGGCGCTCCAGCAGATACAGATGGGCCTT